GACGCCGTGCCACACGCGGTGCGGGTCGCAGTCATCCCCCAACGGTCGGCTCAAGCCGAGGTGCCCGGCCAGCAGCAGATCAACGTCGTGCGGATGCTGGTCGACGCGGACCTGGCCGGCGTGGACCTGTGGGGCCGCGTCGAGTGGGCGGGCAAGCTCTGGGACATCGTGACGCCGCCCTCGCTGCATTACGGCACCCGGCACACCCGGCACTGGTCGATCGACCTGCGGGAGCGGCCCTGATGGCAGTCGTCTACAGCGCGAAGCTCGTCAACACGGCCGCCTCACACCACGCCACGGTCAAGGTCTACATGGACTACGTGACCTTCCAGATGCTGGCCCACGCGGATGCCGCCCTGGTGGCACACCGGCACGACGGCCGGGCGCGGGTGTTCCGCGTCTACACCAAGGTCGACTGGTACATCGTCCTGGAGGACACGGACCCGAAGGGCAACCTGGGTGCCCTGTCCATCGAGTACGGCCACGGTGAGTACGTCCGCCGCGTCCGGCGCAAGGACGGCGAAGTCATCGAGGTCACCGTGCCGGCGTCCGAGCCGACATACATCCTCACGAACGCGACCAAGATCAGGAAGAAGTCGCGGCCGGTCCGCGTGCCCGGAACCTTCAGCAAGAAGGTCTACCGGAGGCAGTCCGGTACCGGCGAACTCAAGGGGAGGCTCTGATGGCTGGCCTTCCCCCGCACATCCGCGCCCTGGCCGAACTGTCGCCGGTCGAGGACATCCTGCTCTACGCGCTGCGGCAGGGCCTGCCCGGCATCCAGGTTCAGAGCCTGATCAACCTGCACCAGGTCTTCCCGATGGTGCTGGTCCGCCGGCTCCCACAGTTCGGCGACTGGGCCGGCGACGACCGCTTCACCGACATTGCCGACATCAGCCTGAACGCCATCTGCGAGGACCCAGACGGCGACACCGACGCGGCCCTGCTGTCCGACGCGGCCCGCGTCGTGCTCCGCGACGCCTGGCTCGGCTCGTTCGTCGTGCCGGGCCGTGGCCACATCACCAGGGTCAACATGACCTCCGCGCCGCGTCGCGCCACTGACTGGGCGACCGCGACCGGGCCTGTCCAGTACGCGGCCCTGCCGACCGGCGTGCACCGGTACGAGAGCCAGTTCCGCGTCTCGATCCGCAAGGCCCGAATCCCCATTCTCTAACCCCGCCGCGCCGCGCCCCGCCCTATGTGGCGGGGCCTTTCGCGTGCACGAAAGGAGTGTCCACAGTGGCATTGAATGACAACGCGACCCTGGTCGTCGGCGCGGGCAACTACTTCACCGCGCCGGTCGGCACCGCCCTGCCCGCTAACCTGCTCGCCCCTGGCGGGGCCTGGAACCCCGTGGGCCACACCTCGCTGGAAGACGTTTTCGGGATCACGAGCGAAGGCGGCGAGGCCACCACGCTCGGAAGCCTCCAGAACAAGACGCTCCGGACGAAATATTCCGCCCGGACCGAGACCATGACGTTCACCCTCGTGCAGTTCGACGAGGACGGCTTGCGGCTGTTCTACGGCGCCAACGCACCCACCCTGCCCAATGGCATGATCGGTGTGCCGCAGGACCCACAGCCGACCCAGGCGGCGTTTCTCGCGGTGTTCGTGGACGGGCAGAACTTCTTCGCCTTCTACGCGCCGAAGAGTGAGATCTACCGCGCCGACGACCTTTCCATCGCCGATACGGAGTCGCTGGCCGGTCTGCCGCTCGGCGTCAAGCCGATGGCGCTGGGCACCAACAGTTGGACCTACGCGGTGACGCCGCTGGGCGGGGAGCCGGCGACCGGCGCGACCGCCGGCGAGCCGGGCGCCTTCACCCCGCCCGGCTCGGCGACTCCGGCGAACCTCGCGGCCCTGACCGACGTCGACCCCACGCCGACCTCCAAGTGGACCCCCGGTCAGCACGTCGTGCTGGGCGACACCACGAACGCCCATTGGGACGGCAGCACCTGGGCGGCGGGCATCGCCACCGCCTGACCCACCTGATCTACCCGGCTGCGCGCGTCTTCGCGGACCTCCGCGCGCAGCCGGGGCTTCACCCCCGAGGCCCGCAATCCCTGTGCACCAACGACCTTGGAGGTCCGCAACCTCATGGCCAACGCCATTTCCCTTGACGACATCCGCGCCGCAGCCGAGGCGAAGTACGGCTCGACCGACATCACCATCGACGGCGGCGAGGTGGTGCGACTGCTCAACCCCCTGCGCCTGCCGAAGGAGCGGCGCGCAGAACTGGGCAAGCTCCAGGACAAGCTGGGCGAGGACGACGCCGACCAGGAGGCGCTGCTCTCGGGCGCGCTGACCCTGGTCGCCGAGTCGGCCCCGAAGGCGGCCAAGCTGCTCAAGGCGCTCGGCGGCGACCTGGCCCTGCTCGCATCCGTCTTCGAGGCGTACAGCAAGGGGACACAGGTGGGGGAAGCCTCGCCCTCTGCCGCCTGATCGACGACTACGGCGAGGGGCTGTACCCGGACCTTCTCTTCTACTACGGCGTCGACCTGTCGCGCGTAGTAGCGGGAGACGGGCCAGCCCCCGCCCTGGTCCTCGCTCTCGTGCAGAGGCTGCCTGACGACTCCCTGACCATCGCTCTCGCGTCGGGCGGAAGGGCTCATTTCGGCTGGGGTGTCGACCGGCACCTGCTGGCCGACCTCTACGACGCGCTCAACCAGAACACCCGCGCGACCGGCAACTGGGCCAAGGGCAAGGTGCCGACCTTCCCGGCATGGCCGCGCCCGAAGGCGAGGGCCGCCACAAAGGTTGAGCCACCCAAGAAGAAGGTCACCGTCGCCGACCTGTGGCGCAAGTTCCAAGGGAGGTAGGTCGGCATGGCTGAAGACGTCATCGTCGGTCGCATCGCCGTAAAGGTGATGCCCGATACCCGGGACTTCCGAGGAGAACTGAAGCGCCAGCTCGACACGATCGAAAAGTCCCTGAAGGACATCAGGGTCGGCGCCAAGCTCGACAGCGGTCGTGTTACCGCCGAGGCGAAGAAGCTCAACAACGAGTTGGAGCGCTCGCTCAAAGACCAGACCGTTCGCGTCAACATGGAAAACGAGGCCAGCCTCCGGGCCGCGATCAACCGTGTGAACCGTGAACTGGTCAAGCTCGGCGAGCAGACCATCACGCTCGACCTCAACGAGGGCGCCCTCAATGCGCGACTCAAGAATTTCAAGAGCCGGCTCAAGAAGGTCGCCTCGATCGATCTGCGCGTCGACAAGAAGAGTTCGTCCTCCATCGAGGCTGCGATCTCGAAGATCGATGCTGAGCTGAAAAAGCTCGGCGAGGTGGTCATTCCGGTCAAGCTCGACGAGGCGGAGCTGAAGCGCAAGCGCGCCGAGCTGGAGAAGGAACTCAAGAAGGTCCGCAAGTTCGAGGTCATCTTCGATTCCAGCTCCGCCGTGTCGATGCAAGCGGAGTTGAAGCGGGTCCAGGCCGAGCTGGACAACCTGGCAAGAAAGAAGACGCTGTCCTTCTCCTACGACGAGAAGGGCCTGAAGAAGCTCCACGCCGAGCTGACGCGCAGGCTCGACTTCCAGGCCCGCGTCGAGATCATCGCCGACCGCAAGAAGGTCGAGCAGCAGACCGCCGAGTTCCAAGCGCTCTGGGACTCGATGACGATCAAGCCCGACCTGGACACCCGCACGGTCCGCCAGAAGGCCACCGAGATCCAGGTACTCCTGGAACGCCTCGGCGACAAGCAGACCGAGTTGCAAGCCGCACTCAAGGACAGCGACAAGCGAGCGATCCGCCGCGACATCGACGACATCCACGACAGGCTCGACGACCTCAAGGGCGACATCGAAGTCAACGTCGAAGACGGCTCCAAGGCTCACGTTCTGATCGAGCTGGGCATCCTGTCCCGCGACCGCATGGTCAGGCTGATCCCGACGGTGAGCAAGTCCGCCGCCACGCAGGCCGCGACCGCGCTGGCGGCGCTGTCCGGCGCTCGCGCCATCTCCACCATGCTGACGGACCTCTGGGACAGCGTGAAGAACCTCGACAAGGCGGCCCCCATCATCGGGGTCCTCGCGTTGGCCGTGGCCAACCTCGGTTCGGTCGGCATCGCATCGGCGTCAAACCTGGCGAGCCTGTCCGCGTCGCTGGCCAGCATCGGGCCAGCAGCCCTCGCCCTGCCCGGAATCCTGGGCGGGGTCGTGATCGGCCTGGGAGCCACGGTCGTTGCCTTCCAGGACTTCAACAACCGCATTCCCGAGGTCAAGCAGGCGCTATCGGCCCTGAAGCCGGTCATGCAGGACAAGTTCTGGGGCGCGGCCGAGAAGCCGATCCGCGCCCTGGTGGACGGTCTGCTCCCCGAGTTCTCAGCCGGCATCACGCAGGTGTCCGGCCAGCTCGGTAG